TCTGATGATTCAGGTACAACCGATCAATTCCACTTCGGTTACAGTGGTGATTTAGATAGATTTATTATTTACTCTAATGGTAGTTTCTTATCACGAGGTTCAGGTACCATTACAGGTTCTCTTGGTTTACAAGGTGACTTAGATATGTCCGCAGGTACAACAGCAACACTTGCTGGTATCTCGGGTACAGACCAAATGGTGGAGAATAATTATGGAGCATATTTACATTTAGGTGGGTGGGCCGTAGGTAGAACGGATTCAACCGCTGTCTTAGTAAACACGGCGTATAGAGCGGATTACGCAACGAGTCTGTTCGATATGAATATCAGTAGATTCACTAATGATTCGGAATATGCGTTAAGAAAATCAACAACTTTCACGAACACCGTAGCAGTATCATTTACTCACGAGATTGGACACGATAATGTGATCGTACAAGTTTACGATGGTAATGGAGATCTGTTCTTCCCATCAAGAGTCAATGTTCAGGGTGGAGTTGTTGAAGTTAATTTTGAGGTAGCAAGATCAGGTAGATTAGTAGTAGTCGGATAAAAGGAAAATGTATGTTAAGAGAAAATGTTATAGTAAGTGGTTCGTTAGATGTACAAAGCGGGCAGTTCATAATACCAAGAGGACCGAGGGCGAATAGACCTTCGAGTCCTGAGGTTGGTTCTTTATATCTTGAAGAGTCACCAAGTGGTAGTTTTGTTGTAACATACACAGGATCATCTAATGATGATGGTGGATGGGAACCCGTAGGTTCACAGAACACGGATAGAACCGCATTCAAGTATAGAAACATCATCAACTACTCATACTTAGCGGGTGGATATAAATCTTCATCTCCATGGAAGAATGTCCATAGGGCAACACACGCAACCGATCAAACGGTTCACATTGGTGAACTTATGGATTATCCCGCATCGTACACATCCGGTGCGTGTAGTAAATCCATATTATTTATATGGTCATCTAATAGTGATGGTGCATGGAAATCAGCAACACAAGTACACGGAACACATACAACAGGTATTCATATGGTTAATGAAACAGCATATGCTCACCAAACGAAATGGGATTTACTGAATGCAAGAGATGATCCGGGTACTTTATTTAAGGAGACGGAATTTGCATACATATTTGGTGGATCAGTGGCGGCAGTTGAAAAGTTTAACTTAACTAACGAGTCTATGTATACTACTTACTACCCAAGTGGAACGGGACCTTATACAACCACAACAACATCCATTACGAGTACCCTTGGTGCTTCGGGATTTTCGGATGAGAATTATGGTTATGGATATGGTTCTGAGAGTGGTAATAAATGTCACTTTGCAACCGATACTTTCGAAACAAGAGCATCATCATGGGCATCAAGTGGACAACAGAAAGGGATTAGTTCTAAAGTGGGTAAAGGGTACTGTGGTAATGAAGGTACCTACCAAGGAGGATACAACCTTAGAAGATGGGATGCATTTACTGAAACGAATATTGGTAACGTACCTAAACCAAGACCTAATTGTGGGGAAGAGAACTTCTCCATGGGACAAGACTTCCAATACATGTTAGCATGTTATGGGGATAGTCAACAAAATAACGATAGTTGGAAATTTACATATTCAACCGACACGGGAGTTTTAAATCCCGCGGGGTTAGCACCGGGTGTTAATGCGGGTGCGTCCTCAGGTCATTGTGGTTGGAGAAATTAAGTATTTATAGATATGTTATTCGAAAATTTAGAAATAAGTGGATCATTAAGAGGAGAAGGTAACGACTTTAAAATGCCGAAAGGTGCGAAAGGAGATCGACCATCATCACCTGAAACAGGATCACTCTATTTAGAGGAAGCCACATCAGGTAGTTTCCTTATGGTATATACAGGTATTTCTAATAATGATAGTGGTTGGGAAAGAGTTTCACACCAATCGAATTTCGGGAAGACGGCATTTAAATATAGACATGTAATTACCTATTCATACTTAGCGGGTGGATATAAATCTTCATCTCCATGGAAGAACGCACACAAGACCGTTAATGCCACAGATCAAACTTCACACATTGGTGAATTATTAGACTACCCAGCATCTTATACTTCAGGAGCATGTAGTCGATTTACATTTTTTATGTGGTCTGTAAATGATGATGGTGCTTGGAAGAGTGCATCTAACATCCATGGAACATATACATCAGCAATCAATATGTTTAACGACACTAATCTTGCTCATGATGCGAAGTTCGATACTAATATTGCAAGAAGTGATTTAGGTACGATGTTTAAGGAACAAGAATACGCCTACCTATTTAGTGGTGGGTCTGCAACGGTAGAGATATTTGATTTAACTAATGAAAGTTTGATGACACTATATACGTTATCAACTATAAACGGTAGTGATGGAGGGAGTGCGTTCTCAGATGAACATTATGGTTATGGATGGACCTCAAGTTCGGGTGTTAAAATGAATTTTGCAACAGAAACATTTGCAACATCACCTCATTGGTCAGCCCATTCACAACAAAAGGGTATCTCATCAAAATTAGGTAAAGGTTATGCGGGAAATGAAGGTTCATATGCAGGAGGATATAACCTAAGAAGATGGAGTAATCAAACAGATACTAACCTTGGTAATGTGGCTAAACCCGATGGTAACTGTGGTGAAGAAAACTTTACTATGGGTCAGGATTGGCAATATATGTTAGGTAATTATAATGGTGCGCAAAATAATAATAGTTGGAAATTCACATATGCGACCGATACGGGTGTACTAAACCCTTCAGGTTTATCACCGGGAGTTAACGCTGGTACATCATCAGGTCATTGTGGTTGGAGAGATTAAAATTTAAGATATGATATACGAAAACATGTCCGTTAGTGGATCGTTAAAGGTGGATAAGGTCACTGCAAGACCTCCGAAAGGTTCTGCTGCGAATAGACCCACGAATCCACTCTCAGGATCTATGTATTTAGAGACATCTGATGTGCATACGAGTTATTTGATGATATATACGGGTGTAAGTAATATCGACGGAGGATGGGAAAGAGTTGCTGCACAACAAAATATGGCGACAGGTTTTAAATTTAGACAAATCATCAACTACTCTTACATAGCCGGTGGATATAAGAGTTCGTCACCATGGAAGAATGTTCATAAATCAACTAACTCCACAGATCAAACATACCACATTGGTGAGTTATTAGATTACCCGGCGAACTATACCTCAGGGGCGTGTAATCTTAGAATATTTTTTATGTGGTCGGTGAATACAGATGGTGCCCATAAAGGACCAACGTCCATACATAGTACCACCACATCGGCGGTTAATATGTTCACAGATACCAATTACGCACACCAATCACAACATGATATACAATATACAAGATCGGATTGTGGTACTGTTCATAAAGAACATGATTTTGCATGGATCTTTGGTGGTAATAGAACTGAGGTGGATAAGTTTAACTTAAGTAGTGAAACAAGAATATTAAACTACGGTGTGACTTCGATTAGTAGTGGTGGGGGTGTAAGTGCATTCTCAGATGAGAATAATGGTTATATACACTCCGATGGTGGTAATAGAAAAATGAATTTTACCACAGAAACCATTAGTACCTCCTCTACTGCATGGGCAGCACACGGACAACAAAAAGGTATTTCATCTAAAGTATCAAAAGGTTATGCGGGTAATGAAGGTTCATACAATGGCGGTTATAACCTAAGAAGGTGGGATTTAACTACCGACACCAATGTGGGTAATATTGCTAAGATCCAAGGAAACACAGGTGAAGAGAACTTCACTATGGGACAAGATCATCAGTATATGTTAGGTAACTATAATGGTGTTCAGAATAATGACACTTGGAAATTATTTTATTATACTGACACGGGTATTTTTAACCCAACAGGTTTACAACCCGCGGTTAATGGTGGAACATCTTCAGGACACTGTGGGTGGAGGGAATAATATAGATAATTTAAACGATATTTTAAAATATCACTTCATTAAAAGATAATTTTTACGTATATTATAGATAAAATATAGAAATATGTCAGAAGGTTATACCTACAGTAAAGAATCGGGATTAAAAGACGAAATGAGTAAAAAATTACTCGATATCGCAGAGGGGGTATCATTCGCACTTCCTAAGTATAAAGCGGATAATTTTGTCGGTGGGGCACAAATCACACCATACGCAAAATTAAAACAATGGTTACTTGAGTTAAGAGGTAGAGAAGACATTGTGGAACACTTAGAGTATACGGTTCGTAAACAAGAATTAGAGATACAAATACAAGAAGAAAGTAAAGAATTTTTAACCGACTCTAAAAGAAAACAATTGGTTGATCTAACTATTGCGGATATGAAGATCGACCTGAGAAAGTTCCAAAGAAACCTAAAAGATGCCCACATTGAAAGACAAGGTTTTATAGATCTAATTAAAGACTTCTTAGAGAGTGATGATGCGAAACTACCTGACGGTGGTAACCTGATTGATGTTATTGGTAATAAAGAATTAGAACATAAATACGAACACGAATATTGGACTGTTCGTATGGCTAAACAGGCGATGTTGGATATGGTTTCTTATGGTAGAATTGGAACAGGTAATTTAGATTCGATTCTTATGATGTCACCTGACCAACAAAAGGATGTTTTATCACTTGCTTCATCTTACACAGTATTTATTGATAAGAATATTAATCAATTAATGTCGAACGCATCTGTAAATAACTTCTCCATTGAAGAATCATTGAGAAAACAATTAAAGTTGGGTGAGGCAGATAAACCTGATACTGAAAAATTATTATAATGAAACACATTCTTTTTAAAATGAGGGGGGAAGTTCCCGGATACATAAGAGTCATCGGTTCGTATATGAATTACTACTATGGTAGAATTGAGGATGTATACGATGACATGAGATTACAACTTAATGAATT